ATAAGAAGGATAAACATGTTATTTGGCATAACGAAGGCGAATTAACTTACAAGGTGGACAAAACGGAAGAGATCACACGCCACATAGCGAGTAATCCCAATTAATGGAAGGAAGATCGATGTGAGGATGCTGGACCTATTTACGGGTATTGGCGGGTTTTCGCTGGCTGCGAGTTGGGTTTGGGGTGAGGAACTGGATTTAGCGGGATTCTGTGAACAGGACGCTTATTGCGGGAAAGTGCTGAAAAAGAATTTCCCTGACGTCCCGATATACCCTGATATCAAGGAGTTGCGCGGCGAATGGTTTCAGGACATAGATTTAATCACCGGCGGGTTTCCGTGTCAGGATATCAGTGTTGCCGGTAAAGGAGCCGGAATAGATGGAAAGAGGTCGGGTTTATGGACAGAAATGTGTCGTCTCATTGGCGAGGTACGACCGAGATACGCACTTATTGAAAACGTACCAATGCTCATTCATCGAGGACTTGAACGTGTTCTCTGCGACCTTGCCGAAATCGGGTATGATGCTGAATGGCAAGTTATCGGAGCAGACGATGTTGGTGCGCGACACAAACGGAAACGCATCTGGATTGTGGCCCACACCCAGAGCGAGGGAAGGGAATGCGGGTCAACCGGGAAGCAAGGGATCGATTCACAATGCCGAACGGGGTTATCTGGACGGCATGATACAGGAACAGTTGCCGAAGAAGGAGAAACTGTGGCGTACCCCGTCAGCACGGGATTGGAAAGGCGGGGGGCGTCAGGGGGAAAAAATAGCGGAAGGGAATTGGCATCGTCCGAACGGCGGCAGACGCCAATTGACGTTGGACATCCAAGTAGTAACCCCCAAGCTGTGGCCCACGCCGATACCGAAACAGTTCCCGACACCAACACAACGGGATTGGGGGGGAGCGAGGAAACCGGAAACCTTGAAATCCAAAGGACGCAACGCCACCAATTCGTTACCGGATCATGTGCGACAGGAAACATCTGGACAGTTGAACCCGACGTGGGTCGAGTGGCTAATGGGGTTCCCAAGCGGGTGGACCGACTTAGAGGATTAGGTAACGCGATTGTACCGCAGGTAGCGGCGTTGATCATGCAGATGATAAAGGATGACATATGAATGCCATAGTTGAAAAGATGGCGGTATCCCGATCATGGGATCAAGCGCATGACGAATCGATAGAAGCTTATCAAGCTTTCCAGATTTATCTTGATATGGGTGAATCGGGCGGGGTAAGGAACTATCGTAAAGCGTTCAGGATGGTTAACCCTACAGCGAAATCGGTAACCAAGAAATGGCATACCTGGTTCGATAAGTTTCGTTGGGAAGATCGAGCAACCGATTACGATTCTTATTTAATAAAGGAATCGCAAACCAAGGTTGAAGAACAAAAGATAATAGAAATTACCAAGGTCCGAACCCAACAACTTGCACGGATAAAAAGGAGTAACGAAATCCTGTTCAAACTATTGGAAGTTGCCAGCCAATGTGACGATCCCAAAACAGCGTTAAGTAATGTCAAAGCTATCACTGATGCACTCCATACTTTCATGCAAATGGAACGCCAAATGCTGGGTATGGAACCCAACAAACAGACTACGGAAGCTAAATCTGCACAAAATATTAATATATTGTTAGGAAAACTTAGTGACTCAGGAAAAACTGTCCTCAGTGCAAACGATGTGCCACGAGATTTACCAGCACTCCCCGGAAGCACTATTAACGTCAGCGGAGACAATGGTTTCGGCCATGATGGGATTATTGAAGATCCAGTCCAAGACACGGACCGAAGGGGCATTGATACCCAACAAGACACAACTGATGATCTTGAGGGCGATTTACAAACAGATCTCTGAAAACCGGCCTGTAAGATTACTGGAACTCAAAGGTCGGCAACAAGGATCGAGTACGGGTATTGCCGCCTATTGCTTTTTACGTGCCATCTGTCAACCCAATACTAACGCTTTGGTTATCACCGAAGAAAAGGGCGGGTCAGCAGCTAATATTTTCGGTATGTACGAACGGTTCTTAGAAGCTTTACCTTTCGAGTTGAAGAAACAACTGACACGACAAGGTCAATACATGAAGTTCGCTAAACCCTTGAACTCCAGTATCAAGGTAGAAGGTGAGAAAAACGTTACTTCTTTCACCTTTCAAATTGTACATTTAAGTGAAGCGGCATTCTTTCAAAACCTGGGTAAAACGTTAAGTATGTTATATCAAACGGTACCGGATAATCCTGATACCTTCATTTGCCTTGAAACTACCGCTAACCGTTACGGTGACGATTTCCATACCGAATGGGAACGTGCCAGTGAAGGCAAAAGCGATTTCTATCCGCTCTTTGTTCCCTGGTACTATCACGACGAATATAGCGCCTTGTTCCGTGAAGATCAAGATAAAGAAACGTTTGAACGTACCTTATCCGATACTGACGATTCGCAATACGGGAACGAAGAACAAATCCTGTTAATGTATCCCGAACTGACACTGGAGAACATGCAATGGCGTCGTCACGCTATACGTAACAGATGTCAAGGTAGCGTAGTGGAATTCAACCGTCAATATCCGTGTTCACCTGAAGATGCGTTCCACAAATCCAGCTCAACTATTTTCGATCTGGCGTTTCTGCGTAAAGCACGTTCAGAATACGTTTTTGAACCCTCGCCACGCACAACTTTAGTGGGTTCACCATCAGGTCTACAATTACTTGATGATCCCGAAGGTATTATTCAAATATGGTACGCGCCTGAACCTTACACCGAATACGTTATCGGTTCTGATCATGCGGAAGGATTGGACGGTAGAGATTTCAGTGCTGCTATCGTGTTGCAACGTATGCCACTTAGAATGGTAGCCAAGTTACGCGGGTTCGATGGTCGGCAAGTAAGTATCGACGAGTTCACTGAACAACTACAGATGTTGGGTCGATACTACAACAATGCATGGATATGTCCTGAAAACAACGCAGATGGCGGTACAGTAATAGCTTTGTTACAAGATAAGTATGAGTACCAGGAACTGGTTTCTGAACGCGATTTGGGTGTTGTTACTTCTAACCGGTTAGGATGGCGTAACCAATCCAATACACGCCGTCGCGGTGTAGGGATGGTACAAGAATCGTTTCATGCTGACGAGATAGAAATCCCTTGTGTTCAAACTTTGAACGAAGCCATGAATTTCGTCACCATTAACGGTAAACCGCAAGCTATTAAGAAAGGTAAAACCCGTAAACCGGGTGAACCCGAAACAGGATTTTATGACGATTTAGTTTTCAGCCTGGTGGGTGCCTTATACGCTGAACATTCGCGACCCACAGCCAAATCCAAGAAATATCTTGAATCACAGTTTCACAGTGCGCGGTTCAGGGAAGTTAACTTACCGGAAAAAACTGATCATTGGTCAAAATACGTATAAGAAGAGGAGTTACAAATGAAATCATTAGACGCATTGAAAAACGAAGACGATATTCTTGAAGCTTTCAATGTTTTGAGGGAAGAAGGTGAAGAATCTGCTCGACCGCGATGGCGGCAAATGCGTAAAAACGCCATGGTTTACATGGGTGACCATTATGTCCGTGAACAGGATGATGAACTTATCAGTGACGATAAAGTTCCGGGTTACCGGTTCAGGATCAGTCGC